TGATTGAAAATGGCACTTTGTGTGACTTTGATGTGGAATACATCCGGTTTCCTGACTGGCAGCACGGCTTTACTACCATTGAGTTTGACGGCGATGACTTCAATGTTCAACAACATCCGATTACAGATTATAAGTTAATCGGAAATGGTAAAGTCTACATGTTATGACGGAGAATCAACAAAATCAGGAAGAAAGGCAACTTCTAAAGTACATCCCTGAGAGGGATTACAAAGCCCGCAATTACAAGGAATTTGGCGGGCCGTTTCCTGACTTGTGTAAGAATTGCAAGCATTACTATGCTCATATACACGAACGAGGCTTGACAAAAGACCCGTTCCCTCCTACATGCCAAGAGCACGTTGCTGATGTCTTTAAGGACATTTCAGTAGATGACTTTGAAACAGAGGAAGAGTATAATCAGCTAATGGTGCTTTCTGACCCTGTAGCCTGGGCTTATCAAATGTTTCCTGATGATTCAGGAGAACCATGGATGGCTAGATGGTACCAGGAAGAAATCATGAGCTGCACTGCTCAAAAAAAGGTGGTGCGAGCAGGTCGTCGATGTGGTAAGACCGAAGCGATCTGTGTGATTATGCTGTGGCTAACACAGACGAACGCAGACTTCACTGTGCTAGTTATTGCTCCCTTTGAAGCTCAGGTCAACCTCATCTGGGATAAAATTGAAGGATTTATCAACAAGAGCTCCGACATTAGTTCTACTGTGCGCAGAAGTACTAAGTCTCCTGAGCATAGGCTAGAGTTTAATAACGGTTCTAAAATCATAGGGTTCTCCTCCGGCCCTTCTTCGTCAGCTAGATCGGATAAGATCCGTGGTCAGGATGCTAAATACATTGTACTTGACGAAGCCGACTATCTTGCGCCTAGTGACGTTGAAGCTATTCTTGCCATTCTTGCTTCTCACCCCAACTGTGGCATGTGGGCTTCTTCTACTCCTAAGGGTACACACGAGAAGTTTTATTCTTTCTGTGTCCAAAAGGATATTGGATTCAAAGAGTTTCATTATATATCAGCAGAGTCTCCTTCCTGGAATCAAAAAGCAGAGGAGTTCTTTAAAACTACATATGACGCAGTTACTTACGAACATGAGTTCTTGGCTGAGTTCGGTATTCAAGAAGGTGGTGTTTTCAGAAACGACCTTATCGACTCTTCTCTCTTGGATTACGACCTTCCTAGAGATCGCTCAGGTCCTGGCACTCGCGTGGTCATTGGCGTAGACTGGAATGGTCAGGACATAGGTGCCCACATTGTTGTAGTTGAAGCTGTTCAGTCAGATAAAGGCCTAAAGTATCTTCTTCTTAACAAGGCTATTATAAAAGGTAAAGAGTTTACTCAACATGAAGCTATCGATAAGATACTAGAGTTTAACAAGCAGTATGACGCGGACTATATTTATGTAGATCACGGCTACGGTGAAGTGCAGGTTGAGATGCTGCAAATGATAGGAAAGCAGCGTCCTGGCACTAATCTTCACAAGAAAGTTAAAGCATATGCCATGGGTGGTCGTATTGAAATTCGAGATCCACTCACAAATCAAATGGTGAAAAAAGCAGCTAAACCGTTTCTTGTAAATAATGCTGCGAGATCTCTTGAGCAAAACCTTCTTGTCTTGCCTTATTCAGAAGACACTCAAGTTTTAGTAGAATCAAAAGAAGGAGAGGAGCAATCTGCTTCTGCAGGCATTGTACAGCAAATGCGCAACTTTGCTGTAGAAAGAGTCTCTGTTACAGGACAGCCTACGTATACACAAGGAGACGAGCATACTCTTACAGCTTATATGCTGGCAATTACGGGTTTTATTCTTGAATTTTCTGACATGAGAAAAAGCACTTCAAGAATTCAAATTCAACAACTGGAAAAAAGAAATGAGGATGGCTCTCCAAAAGACCCTGACAAAAAGAATAAAGCCATAGCAGACTTGGCCCGTCAGTTGGATATAGGTAAACCTATAGCAACTAAGCTTGGAGGATCTGGAGCAGGAGCTGTTAAAACTATTCAAAAAGAGCAGGAGTCTATGCGTAAAACTCTGTCTAAAGGAAACAGGGGTACGTTAAGCAAATACTTTGGCCCTAGTCGCAGTAACCTTGGCCGTAGCGGCGGTCGCAAATCATTCTAATGGGTAATTTAGGATACGATGGGTTTCCCAAGGACTTTCAAAGAGAAAGAAACCTAAACTTAGCTAAGATTAATCGCAACCTTATATCTAAGATTGCTGATGCTCCTACAGGACCTACTGGGTCTCAAGCTGAGCGTATATTTGATCAAATTGCTAGAACATATCTCAAGGGAGAAGCTCTTAAAGATGCGCTGGGTGCAATGGACCCAGCTAACTATATACCTGTAGAGTCTCGTTCTGAAGTTATTGCTTCTATCCAGCGCGTTTTCCCCAAGGCAGAGAATTTTCAAGTAATTACTTTTGGTCAGTATAAAGAAGCGTGTGAGTTTCTTGCTAGCAGAGTCACTGCTATAAACGAAGCTTTCGTAACTAACTTTAGTGCAGTAGATGGAAAGATTGATAGTCAAAATACCACTAAAGCCTACAAAAATATAAACGACGAAGGTGAGGATTGGATTACTGCTTTCTTAGTAGGAGGGTCAGCCTACGCAGGTCTTTGGCTAGCTGGCCAGTTAAACGACCTCTGGGGAACTATTGTTCCCAGAGCTACAGCTCCTTCCAATGAGCCAAAGCAATGGTATATTCAAGGAGCATCAGTTGCTGTTTGTTTGCTTATAGAGCTGGGTGTAACATTAGCTGCAGTTAGTATCTTGTATGGCAAAAGCGATCTCGCCTATCCTCCAGAGATACAACAGGCATTCCAAAAATACAGCTCAGATCCTGAAGGAAGAAAAAAAGTTCTTGAAGGAGCTGGTTATGATTACGAATCTCTTAAGAGTAACAAAAAGTTTGATGACTGCAAAGCTATTAAAGACTATTGTCTTAGGTATATTTCTCAGCAAGCAGAAAATCCTCGCTACGATCACTGGGTAGCTTGGCTTCAAGTTGTAGAGCAGCAAAAAAACCTGCAGCATAGTATGGCAATGGCTCCTTCTTTTTCTAAGAAGTGGAATGATTTTGCCAAGCTTGGTAATAAAAATGAAACAACAGTAAGTGAAGAAATCACTGAGAATCCAAGTAATCAAGAAAGGTATGAGTATCAGCTTGAGAAAGCATTCAATGCTAGTATCAAAAACTACTTTTCTTCAATACTGACTTTGTCTAATACCTCATACAACAAAACCTTTGATAGTTTTTCTTTTGTTCTTGATGAAAGACAGCTTTGCTGTATAATTTACTTCTTAGGGCCTTTTGATGTAGGCACCCTTAAAGCAGTAGTAGATTTTATTAGGCTGACACAGATTAATATTGATTTAAATATATTTAAGTTTTTGATCAGCTTTTTTGAAAGCATGATAAACTCAGTTGCGAATATGATATTAAACTATGTCAATCAGATACTCAGTTATTTTGTTATACCATTTATAGAAATTTTGTTTGTATTTCCAGACAATGATCTTGGAGTTGTTCTAAAATACTGTATTACATTAGACTGGTTGTTTGCTGCTCTTGATTGGTGTTTTAAGAAACTTCTCGAGATTCTTGACAGGCTTATTGCTAGTTTGCAATTACACCTACAGAAAATAACATTGAATGCAGTAGCTGGAGCTAGTATTTTTGTAGAAAGACGATACCTGTCAGCAGTTGCTGCCCTTCTGCAGGCTGTATACGAAAAGCTAGACGGGCTTAATGATGTCTGTGACTTTAGAGATGAAGATGAAGATGAAGATAAGCTTATTGCTCAAAATGATCAGGTAGCAGAAGCTGTAATTGATTTTGTAACTAAAGAAATGCCTGAGCTCTATCCTACATTGAAGATGCCAGAAGAAGACCGGAGGAAATATTTTAGCAATGTCCCCGGATTTACCACGGACAACTTTGGTGTTGTAGTGGGGCCCACTGATGAAAGCGGCAATATAGTCAATCTTGAAGAAATAGACGACCCTGTTGCCGATTGCAGCAGATCAAACAGAGCTGCAAAAAGTATTTTAGTGGGTAAAAAGCTTGCTGCAGCATTTAGAAACCGACAATAATGGGTCTTTTTAGTAAAAAACCAAGCCAAATCGAGCAAGACTTAGTCAATATATCTAAGAGTCTAAAAGACCTTAGATTGGCAGTTGGCAATCTTGGTACAACACAGCAGAGCATTCAAGAGGCGATAAAAGAGCGAAGAAAAACTCTCTCTAAGCCTCTGATGTATGCCACTCCAGTTACAACTTCAGTTCTTGATCGAGCAAAAGGGAATAGGGTTTTTCATGGCCCAGTATATGACCTTTCTGAGATTGCTCGAGCAATGGACGTAGAAGCTTACGTTAATCAGTCGGTTCGTAAGCATAGAGAGCAAATTCTCAAAGAAGGCTATCGCTTCATAGGTTCAGATGATGAGATGGTGCGCTACGTCAAACAGCGTATCTTTGAAATGGAACTTGCTTCTGGTGTTCCATTCGAAGAGACTATTCGTGACTTTGCCACTAGTCTGGTTACTTTCGGAACCGCTTTTATTGTCAAAAAAAGAGATAGTGCTCGCAGCTCTGGTCGTCCTATTAGAATGCACGGTAAGACGCTGGCTCCAATAGCAGCTGTGTATAATATGGATCCAACTTCCGTTACTGTAAAGTTAAACGACCACGGGCATCCTGTTAAATGGAAGCAGCATATTGACGAGTCAGTCTCTTATGAAAATGAAAAGCTGTTTGATAACGAAGATGTTGTCACAGCTACTATTGATAAAAAAGCGGGCTTTGTATTTGGTACGCCTTACATTTTACCAGTACTTGATGATATTAGAGCTCTTCGTAAAATAGAAGAGCTTGCAGAAATACTTGCTCACAAACACGCATTCCCTTCGGTGCACTGGAAAGTTGGTTCAGAAAACGACCCACCTGAGCAGCTTGAAGATGGTAGTACAGAAGTTGACATTGTTCGTATAGAAATTGAGAACATGACTCCAGAAGGTGGTGTTGTCACAAGCCACCGAGTAGAGCACGAAGTTATAGCTGCTAGCCTTGGCACTATTGACTTGCAGCCTTATATCAAGTACTTTGAAGAAAGAGTGCTTGGTGGTCTTCGACTTAGTCCTGTAGATCTTGGGCGTGGTGATGTGTCTAAAGCTAGTGCTGGTGCTGTATCGCAGTCACTTCAAGATTCTGCTAAAGACTTTCAGGCAGTAATAGAAAACAAGTTAACATATGAGCTAATTCTGCCTCTTCTCCTTGAAGGCGGCTATGATATAACTTTAGATAACATGGTGCAGTTTAGCTTCACTATGATCAATAGAGAAGAAGAAAGAGCTCATCAGCAACATGGAATGAACATGTGCAACAATTCTGTAATCACTTACACTGAATTTAGACAAGAGTTCCTTGGAAAGGAATCGTTCTCTGATGAAGAATTAAAAGACACCAAAGATGCAATAAAGCACGAGCGAGATAAAGAGCTTGTAAAGCAGCAAAGTGAAATAAAAGCTCAGCAACAAGCTCAAACAGCTGCTAATAGCCCTTCAGCAAGGACAGTGCAAAACCAAGTAACGCCTGAGAATCAGTCAGGCAAAAAGCCCTCTAAGACAGCCATTACGGCCAATAACTCGCTTGATGAAGAAAAAGCAGAGTATAGACTCATAGTTCAAAGTCAAGAAACTGCACTTCATTCATCTCTCAAAGATAGTATTCTTAGTGGTTTAGATGAGGACAAACTGCTTGGTCTCTTTATGGAACACGTAGATGGTGCCGTAGAAAAAGCCTCTCATCTTATAGATAAATCTATCCAAGAAGGCGTAGCTGAAGCAGTTAGGCAAAGCACAAGTATTCAATATTACTCAATCCCAAAGAGGTCTTTAGATCGTTTCTATAAGAACTATGTTCAAAAGACTTATAGACACCTTGCTAAAAACACAATAAAATACATTTCAGATAATAAAGAAAAATTCCAGGATGTTAATGTAGGCTTGAGTGTTATGTTTAGTCAGCTTGATGATGATCTTGTTTATCTTGTAGATAGGCAGATTGACATTGCTTATCGTTTTGGCTTTTCTAAGACTTTGCGTAGCAATGGAATAGAGCAATTCTACTTTATACCAGTAGAGGACAAAGTGTGTGAAGAATGCGCAGATAAAGGGCCAGTTGAAATTTCTTTAAAAGAAAAAGACATGCCTTACAATCTTTTGCTTTCCACACATAAAGATTGTGTATTCAACGTGAGTACTGAAAAAATAATAGAGGAGCGGTAAATCTAATGAGTAGATATCGTAAGGACTTAGATCCAGATAACTACGAAAGTGCCTATGAATTGGAAGCAGAGCACAGAACTCGCAATCGCAAACTTCGCGCTGAACGAGAGAAAAGAAAAGAGCTCAAAAAGGGGCGAAAAGCGCCAAAAAAACAAAAACACGGCAATGACGAAGCCTAAGTTCGAAATACGCGACTTTATGTCACTAGACCATAAGTCAGTCCGTCAGGATGCTATGGATCTGCTGCAAGATGTTCGCGACTCTAATAAGAAGCCCTTTCTTAGGGCGTCGATTGATGCTACTCATGCTGGTAGACTTACTAATATGCGAGTCTATCCAGGTAAGAAGATGCAACGATCGGCTAATTCTTTTCTTAAGCCAACTCCCAAGCCTGTCTTAAAGCATCACCGAGATGATCAAGATGCAATTGGTAGAGTGCGCACAGCTGAATTTGTTCAGTTAAAGTATGGAAAAGCATTTGACTTCGATTATCGCAATCCTTCCAAAGGAGCCGGGTCTGGCTTTGTTAGACTCGGAGTAGACATTATGGATCCGGATTCCATTGAGCAATTCATGGATGGCCGGATTTCTCAATTTAGCACTCGCCAACACTTCCAAGATGTGTACTGTTCGGTCTGCGGAGAGAATATTGCAGATCAAATGGCAATGGGCGGGATGTTTAATACACACGAGCACCAGGTTGGCGAAACCTATCGGATTGGTAAAGGTAAAGACGCAAGTGACTATCTTTGCTTTCTGATTACCGGTGACCTGGATTATAAGGAAGTCTCAGCAGTCAACATACCAGGAGACGATGAGACAAAAATCAATGGTTTCGAAATCGTTGAGCCGCAGGTAGCTGCAGATTGGGCAGTAATGAAGTGTGGCGGTGATACTGCAGATCACGCTTCAGTAGATTCATTAACCCTGTCCGTAGGGACCGACTTTGTTGACCTTCTAGCAGGCGGCTCAGTAACCGCATCAGATAGAGAAAAACTGACCGGCAAAACAATTGTCGCAGTTTCTTCTATCTTCAACGACCAACTAGAAGATCAAAATACTATGGATAAAGAAAACACACCAGATCCTGAGCTCGAAGAGCTACAGGGCAAAGATTCACAGAACACCGAGTCCTTAGAGGCCAGAGAGGATTCGGCAGATAGCTCAAATGCTAAGGATGGCAAGGAGACAACGGAAGGCGTCACAGCCCCAGAGTCGACCGCGTCGGACGAAAGC